AGGAACAAAGGGGTTCTCGCCAAGATGTACATCGAAGTAATAGACAGGTCTATAATCAAAGCAGGGCTGTGGGAGGTCATCACGATATATTACTTGTGTTGCAACAGACCCTACAAGACGAGTCATTCTTTCAATATGCTTCATTTTAGCATCTTTTTTGCGAGTCAAGGAGGAGTACGAATCACTCACATTGCGAGAAGCCCCTACTGTATAAATTCTTGACATCTTATTGATAAATCTGCGTGTAAAGTTAGCATTATATATAGGAATTTCTCTAAACGCATCAGCAGAGAAGTATTCATCAATGTATTTTTCAGTTTCTGTGCCTGTATAGTAATCAAGTAGCTTCCGTATCTCATCTCGCCTTGATTGTGCTATATTTAGCTTATAATCCTTGACCGATTCCTGTATTATGTCTATCGGGTTTATCATCGTGAAATTACTCCTAATTCTCGTTGTCTGATTGGAAATCTGTTTAAAAAGAAATACCTAAAGGCATCCATACTATGGTCGTGCCTTCCATCCTTAACAGGGTCAGGCTTTAAATCCTTACCTTCTCCTGACTCAGGGTATCTATAATTCTCTAAATCTTCTGCTAAACCCATACACTTTTTGTCTAAATGTACAAACCTCTGTCCTTGTGCATTTTCTATAAACCCTCTAACGTGGCTTACTCCTGATGCAATACTTCTTGATACTTTATCTCTAATACTTCTTACTTGTATGCCTTTACGCCTAAAAATCTCAATATCACCCAATCCTGACTGTCCCTGTGCTTGCATACCTGCAGGGTCACCATAATACTCTCTTACATAATAATGTTTTGATTTAATCATCTCTGCGAACTCATCTGTCTTTAGATTTGCCTTATGAGCAATCTCATCTATTATATTTATGTGAGTTAAACCACCAATTACATGAGTTTGAAACCATATAGCAGCAGGCATTCTAAAACCAAAATCTATTGAACAAAAAGTCGGGAAATTAGGATTATATGGAAACTCTCCCATATCCAAAGCCCTATCAAACGGATAAACTCTACCTTCAAACGAAGTAAACATTGCCCCATATTCCTGCTCATAAAGCTCTTTTGACATATTTCGTTTACGTTCAATAAGAAAGGAGTCTTTTTTCCCATCAGGGAACACTACATTGTTATCCCAAGTTGGGGCTTGGTGAGATTCCCATAAATCATCTGCCTTCCCAAGCAAAAACAAATCATATATCCAATTAAACCCTTCAGGGGTCGTTATGAAGATAGCTTTGCCTTTTCTATCGGACAAGGTTGGCGAAAGATACATATCCCATATCTTCCTTTTCATTTTAGCCACCTCATCCATAATGAGTAGGTCTAACCCTTCCCCAACAAGTGAATCAGGATTATCAGCAGATTTAGCCTCTACAGTAGTTCCCCACTTAAATTTTATAAATCTTTCCTTTTCAGAGGCTCTCTCAATGTCATTAGAACGACCAATAACCATCTTTTGCCATACTTCTCTAAACATTAAGTCTGCTTTATCATAAGATAACCCAACCAACCATATCTTCTTGTTAGGCTGAGAGGCATAATAGGTAGCCTCCATTGCAGACGAAGTAGTTTTACCAAATCTCCTTCCACAAACCATAACAAAGAATCTCGCTGTATCCTTGTCAGGGAAATGCAGTTTTTTTTGACCTGAATGGGGCTTATATCCCATAAAGTCAAACCATTGCTCTTTATATTGTGTTTGATTATCCATTAATACTTGCATCTTACAAGCAAGTTAATTTAAGTTATCCTACTTGTACTATGCAACATATTGTATGGTACAAATTCCAAATAACAATATATAGGAGGACAGTATGTCCGAAGAAACCAACGTAGCTACCGAAGCAGTAAGTGAGGAAACTACACAAGAGGCTTCTACAAGTTCGACCGATGTAGGAGCATTAATTGCAGAAAGCAAAAAGTATCGAAAAAGGTCGCAGGATGCTGAAGCTGAACGTGATACCTATAAGGCTCAATTAGCAGGGGCTGAAGAAGCCAAGCTAAAAAAGCAAGGTAAATATCAAACCTTATATGAAGAAGCTGAGGCTAAAATGGAAACATTAGAGTCAAATGCTGATAAATGGTCAAAGTATGAAACTACAAAGCGTGAAGCCTTGTTAAATAGCGTTCCTGAAGGCGAGAGAGAATCTTTGGCTGATTTGCCATTTGAAACTCTTGAGTATGTAACTAATAAAATTAATAGCGTTAAGGCTAATGCCCCTGAAGTAGCAGGTAATACAAGACAGCCTGAAAAACCTATAGGCGATTGGACTAAAATGAGTCCAAGTGACCTTAGAGATAATTGGGAAACAATAGTTAAAAACGCTGAAAGTAAACAAAACAAATAATCCTACTTGAAGGCGTAAAGCAGTTGATAGAGGATAAAAGAATAGAAGAGGAGTCTTAAATGGCTTATTTAGATACAACTACAGGTGCTAATTTTATACCTGAATTATGGGCTGAACCAATTTACAAGTTTTTTATGGCAAAGTTAAACCTAAGAAACTCTGTAGATGATTATTCAGCATTAGTAAAAACTGCAGGTGATACTGTGCATATTCCTAAAATCCAAATGGATGGAACAAACAATAAGGCTGCTTCAACTGCTGTTACTTTCTCTGCTGCAGGCACAGAAGGTAAAGTTGATTTGTCTATTGACAAGCATAAATATCTTGCTAATATCTTTGAAGATATTGCATTAATTCAATCAAGTTCTGAGTTAGTGTCAAAATATACAAAGATGTTTGGCGAATCTTTAGCACGAGGTGTTGAGGATGATATTTGGGGTGAGTTAGATGGATTCCAAACTAAAGTCAATATGGCTACAGCAAATGTTATGGTTGCAGCAGACTTAGAGAATATTTTAAATACATTGTATTCTCAAGATATTGACCCTAATAACTGCTCACTTGCTTTGAACAATCAACTTCTTTCTGATATGTTGAACCCTGCTGATGGTATTGGTCAATATTTTATTAGACAAGATGCTGTTGGTGATGGTAGTGGACTAAGAACAGGTGCTGTTGGACTTGTGTATGGGATGAATGTATTTTATTCTCGTGCTATTGCTTCAGGAACAGGCTCAAACGCAATAAATGGAGCAGTATATCCTTCAGACGCTTGTGTTTTTGCAGCTCAACAAGATGTTAGAGTTCAAGCTCAATATGATGTTGAATATCTTGGTACTAAAGTTGTTGCTGATATGATTTATGGGGCTAAACTCATAGATGAGTCAGGACACTTGATGGGTGCTAATATTTGTTCACCTGCATAATAGATAAGTAGTATTATAAGGGAGTGGTTAATTCTGCTCCCTTATTTAAATAAAGGTAGATTCAATGAAATTTGTTATTTATAGTAAAGATAGATATAAAGATAGGTCAGTTAAGGTTGGGCATACCGATACTATTAAGAAATTAGAAAAAGATGGTTGGGAAAAGGTTGCTCCAACTAAAGCAAAAAAGAAAAAGAAGGCATAATGGCTTTAGACCCAAGTATAAATACAACAACAGGTCAGCACAGGGTTATCCGAAAGAAGGGTGACTTGACAGGTGCAGGAAAAGGTGATTGGATGAGAATATCCAATCGTGACGAGAAGTATATAAAGAATTACGATAAGATAGATTGGTCTAAATGAAAGACTTATTAGAAAGCATTAAGAGGCACGAGGGATTCGTTGAACACGTTTACAAGTGTACAGAAGGGTTTGACACTATTGCTTATGGGTTTGCCATAAAAGACCTTGAGATACCTGAACATATTGCTGAAGAGTTACTCATTATAAAATTAGAGAAACTACAACGCAATGCTAACGCTCGTTTTAAATGGCTTGAAGATATGCCAAAAGAAATTCAGGCTGTGGTTCTGAATATGTGTTATCAGCTCGGTGTTACAGGCGTATCTAAATTTAGAAAAGCAATATCTGCCTTTCAAGAAGGTGACTGGGAAGAAGCTGCCAATGAGATGCTTGACAGTCTATGGGCAAAGCAAACGACTAATAGAGCAGAAGAATTAGCAGGCATAGTAAGGGACTGTTCTGAGTAACCCTGTTCTTAGAAGGGCTATTGTAACCCCTGATAAGCACTTCCCTCTTCACGACCAACGTGCTATCAATGTAGTATGCAAGGCTATTGAAATGATAAAGCCTGACATCTATATTGACTTAGGCGATACAGGTGAATGGGAATTATTTAGTAATCATCATTGGAAGAATTTAGATAGACCTCCTGACCACGTTTTAATCCCTATGTTAGATAAGTCGGTTAAAGTGGTTAATAAAGGGATGAATCAAATTGATGCGTCTTTAGATAAGGCAGGAACTCGTGAACGTCACTTTATTCAAGGCAATCATGAAGTATGGCTCGATAATTTTGCACACAAAGAAACAAGACCAAGATTTTTAACGCAGAACGCTTTAAATATAAAAGGTCGAGGCTATAAGTACCATCCTTACTTCAGGAAACGACCATTAAAGATTGGTAAGCTAAACTTTACTCATGGTCATAGAACTGGGATGCACCACGCTAAAGCACATCTAATGATGTATGGTGAGTCAGTTATGTATGGACATACTCACGACCTACAAAGACATACGCATACAGGCTTAGGTGGAACGATAAGTGCATGGAGTATGGGGTGCTTAAAAGATATTAAGACAGATGAAGATTGGTTAAGGGGAAACCTTACTAATTGGAATCACGCTTTCGCAGTAGTAGATTGGTTTAAGAATGGGAATTTTAAGGTTGATGTCGTTGAGATAATAGATGGCAAGACAACTCTTTGGGGCGAAGTGATAAATGGAGGCAAGTAATGGATTTGAGTATTATAGACCAGTATGGACTACCAATAGCAGTTGTGATTGCCTTTGGTTATTTTATCTGGAAGCAGCAGACTTGGATTCAGAATGAACTTGTTGATGATTTAGAAAATCAGTTCCGAAGGCTTGAAGGCATCCTTATTAAATTGATAGACCAACAGAAGATAACCCAAATGGATATTAAGCAGGTAAAGGGTTATATGGAAGGCATTGAACACATATTAGCTAAATTGACAAGGAGTGGCTTAAAAGGTGACAAAGAGTAGCGTGGACAATGTTCGTTCTGATATGCATGACAAAATTAAAGTAATACATAATAGAGTAGATGAGATTTTAGGGCAAGTAAAATTAACGAATGGCAGAGTATCTCGATTAGAGGCTTGGAAGTCACAGTTCGTTGGTGGGTCTAAAGTAGTGGGTATATTAGCTACTTTATTTGCCTTTTCACTTAAAATGGGTTGGATAACCCTTAATTAGGAGTACGTATGTTAGCAACTTTAACAGCATTAGCAACAAAGCAGGTAGCAGTTTACGCAGGTGTGGGTGTAGCAGGCGTAGTTACTGCATTTGTATTAAAGAAGATTCCCAATAAAACAATTAAGGCTAAGTTTGGTGCATTTATGTATGGTCTTGGTATTACTTGTACTTTAGGTTTAGGTAAATGGAAATGGACTAAGAAAGTTTGGAATAAGACTATTGAACCTTACTGTATAGATGCTATTGACAATATTTTAGTAACAGGTATTGCTAAGTTTGTGGAAGGTCTTCGTTCAGACAATGCCTAAAGCATTATCCATAGACAAGCCCTTAGATGCCAATTTAAAGCCAGTAAAGGATTTAGATGGTACAATATCTGCAATAGAATTATCTACAGGTAAAGTGCGTGTTAAGGACTTAGATGTGTTAGGCAATATTAATGTTGGTGGTAATAGTCTTGTTACAGGGGCTACTAATATAGCAGGTGAAATACTTGGATATAGAATGATAGGTGAATCTGGTCTGCATACTACCTATACACTTACTGCAACAATGACTGTTCCTAATGCTTTAATGACAACTCGATTTATTGCTCCAATAGGAGGAGCAGTAGAAGTTATGGTTCAAGTTTTTTTAGATAGTAATCAAGGTAGAACTGTAACATATGGGTTGTCAGATAACGCTACCTTTAATTCATTGGGNNATACTTATGAACAATTAACTGGTGCTGTGGATGAAACTGACCAGTATGTGCATCAACATTACTGGACAATAACAGGACTAACAGCAGGAAACACATACAATTACTGGTTTGGGGCAAAATCTAATGGAGGCTACATTAGTTGGGGTGGAACATCTGCAGGCAGGTATTGTGATTTTATAATGAAAGTAACAGCCTTACCTGCTCCAGTAGCTGACTTTGTAGTTTATGGATAAAGGAATATAATGAGTTTAACAGGTAAAACAAAAGCAAGTACATACAAAGATATATTGCAGATGGACAATTCTAATGGTGGGGTTGATGCTACTACAAGAAATGTAGTTGATGGTGAAGGAACTGCAAGTGCAATAAGCATATCTGATGATATTTTTTTAGTTAGACCTCAAAATGATGATACTACCACTTCATTTATAGTTCAAGATAAAGATGCAAATCGCCTGCTCGCAGTTGATTCTACTAATGATTTAGTTAAAGCAGGTGCAGGTCAGCATATTGTTAATACAAATATTAAAGGATTTAATCTCCCATCTATAAGTGCCTATCCTGAAACAGCAGATACTTGGACAGCCTTATCAGCGATGGGTCACGCTCGTTTTGGAGCAGCAGTAGAATTAGGTACAGGCTCAACTCCTGCTACCTCATTCACTATAGCAGATAATGCTGATGATATGGTACAGGTTTATTGGTACGTTCCATTCAACATTTCAATAGATTCTTGCAATGTATGGTTTGGTGCAGATGCAGGAAGTGGCGATGTAGTTAAGTTTTCAGTTATGTCCTATACTGTTAGGACTGCTAATGATTCAGCAAGTGGGGATTTATCAGCAGGCGTAGAGAATTGTGTTTCGCCCTCTACTATAACAGGAGCAGGATATGAACAGGCTTACTATCAAGCATTAACAGTATCAACTGCTGATGTAGATGCAGGAAAAGTTATTGTGGCTTGTGTAGCACAGGATGGAACAAACGCAGACCTAACAGTCAATATGCAATTAGTATATCATTTAAGATAAGGAAAAGAAATGGCAACATATAGTAAAAAGGCAGGGGATAGTTTAAAGATAGATTTGAATGTATCTTATGGGACTAAATCATTTACA